CAGTACAGAAATTACTCTGTTACCTACTGGATTCGGGTCCTTGAGATAGGCGAATTTGATTTTTTCCCCTTCTTTTATAGTAGGGTATTTTTTTGTTAATTTCTTGTCCCTGAGTATATGATTATAAATCAAAGAACCTTTTACATGAATCGGAGTGGATTTTTTGTAGATTGTAGAAGCGTCCTTATACTTTTTCAATCCCTTTACCGATCTTGGAAATGCCACCTCTTCCATTCTCATATTCTTAAACTTTTCTTTGAACTCCTCTATATACTCAATTACATCATCTTCTGTTCCATCAACAATAATATTAAAAACTTCTTTCAATGCTTTCCTGCAAGATTCTGGTGTAGAACTCTTGATTGCTTCAATACCCACAATCTTTAGTTTAGGTTCTTCGTATCGAACTCCCTCAGAATCATGAACGTTCAGAATATAATGTTTTTTCGCAACCCAAATACCAGTATCGGCAATTACTTCTCGTTTCATTACCATTTTCTGCTGGTAAGCATTCACATAATCAGCCAGATCTTCATAACATTTTTCGATTACTTCTTCGATTCGTTTACAGGATTTATCCAAGAATCCAATGATTTTTTCCTTATCGGTAAGACCCACTCTAGAAACAAGATTATCAAGACAAACGTATAAAGAATCAGTATCCATAGCAACAATATAGTCCACATCATTTGTACCTAATGTTTTGTTTAAATAATTGTTTACTGCATTTTCGGCCCATTGAACCGACAATTGTCCAGCAACGGAAACCGCTTCCGCATTCCGTTCATCATAAAAACGAAACCACTCATTACCCATCGCTCCATAAGCGGAATTCAGAGCGATCTTCAAATTCTGTTGATAATTGTAATAAGTAGATAATTTATTTGGATCAGCATTTTTCCCCTTCTTCTGTTCTGTCAACATCTTTTTCTTATACTTGACCCTATCAGTATACATTTTCTCCATCAACTTTGGGAGAAATCCCTGTTTATCCCTACGATAAACCGAACCATTTGGAGTAACCGTTATGTCTTTTTCTTTCCAAACAGAAGTATCAAATTCTTTGGCCAATAATCCAGATACTCCAATATCATCTTTCCAAGTTCCAAGAATAGTTTCTGGCGAAATATTATATTGCATAATCAAATGAGGATACAAACTATTCAGGTCGAAACTCACAATCCAATTATGTCTCCCCTTCTGACAAGTTTTAACATACGCACCTTCGTATGCTTCCCCTTTACGTTCTTTCTTTTTCTGTGGGATTACTACCTTCTCCCTTAGAAGATGATTGTAAATGATACAATCCCATAATCGTGTCTGAGCAAATACATCAGCATAATTACACTTTGCCAAATATGCCAGAGAAATAATCATCTCTAAAAGTTTCATCTTTTTCTCAAGACGCTCTACTAGCAATACATCTTGAATATTATACTCAATAAACTTTTGAAAATCTGTTTTATATAATTCATGTAACGTTGATACTTCAGAAAAATCAAGTTTTCTTTCTCCTAGTTCTACATATGCGATGTGATCTAATCGATAAGATTCTTGATTTATATAAGTAAATTTCCTGTATGCTTCTAAATAATCAATTTCGGATACACCATAAATTTCGTAAACTTCTCTCTCTTGACCCCCCATACCAAAAATGGTTTGAGGTTTCACAAATCCCCAAGGCGAGAGTTTTTTGACCCATTGTTTCCCCAATACTTTACGAATTCTATTAATCAAATATGGAGTATCAAATATCCTAGTATTCCAACCAGTAATGACATCTGGATAGTCTTTTTGCCAGTACATGACAAATTGTTCTAGTAATTGTCGTTCATCACTACATTTATTATATGTGATCTCTTCATTATCATTCTTAAATTCACCACAACCCCAAACCTGAATATCATCATTCATTTTAATTGTAATTGCGGTAACTTCTTCTGTAGCAAATTGTGGATCCGGGAAACCGTTTTCTGAACCAACTTCAATATCAATGAACATGATTTTGACATGCTCTAAATTATAATCGATTTGTTCTTCTGGGTAAGTTTCAGCAATGAAAGAATATGAATAATTAGAATGTCCGTAGATTTCCATATTTTCTACGCGTTCATATTTCCTCATAGATGCGCGGGTTTCTTTGATGCCTCCCCATTGGACAGGGCCGACTGGCTTACCATCTAGGGTGCGCCACTTTGACTTATTTTTGGTAGGAACGTATAATGTTGGTAGGAACTCGTGCTTTACATTAAAAGGGCGTCCGTTTTCAATCCCTCTTTCTAAAATGTAATCACCAAGACATACTACATTAGTGTAAAATGTATTGTTGGTCATCTATTTGTACCATTGCTTCCGGGTTGATTCATCATAATCACTATTAATTTCATCTAATCTATTATAACACATAATTATGTGTTTGTCAACCCATGAGCGACCCTTAAAGGCCCCAATAGTAAATAAAAATTGAAGATAGGTTTTAATTGATATTTCTTGTACTTTAAGCAGAAACGAATCCATTTTTATATTGAACTCCACTTTTAGTTTTCAATGCGGTCATTATTTTTTTGCGATTTCCCATCAAATTGTAACTACAATGAATCCATCCACTATTTGGATTTTTGCCATCATAGAACTCTAAGATGAGTTGATCGAATTCCAGATTTTTAGCAATCCATTTTGCTAAATCTGGATTTGGTGTGGAAAAACTTTCAAAATCTCCGGCCATTCCATTACAATGCTGACTTTTACTAGACCCGCCGACCTTTGCATTCAAGGCTGGACTGCGATATCCTGAATTAATTGTAATAACACCGAATTGGTCACGGACAGGTTGTAAAATATGAATTGCCAAATGTGTTAAATTTACAAGATGTATTGAACTTGGCGAATTATCTACACGTAATCGTTCTGCGGTTGCACTTTTTACCATTTCTGATAAACTAAAATTCTTTGATAATCTAATCACTTCAGACATGTTTCCTCATTCTTTTTCTATATCAACAGACCCCGATGTAGGATCATATGTAACTTTAAATGATACTTCTATTGGTTTTAATGTTCCATCTGCCTTCAGTATAGGTAATTTACCTTCGACAGCGCCCGTCAATGCATCTTTAGCATTTGTAAAAATATGTGCTGGGTCATCTTTTATAACTTTATCTAATTCTTTTTTAGCACTATCCGGAAGAATATCATCTATCATATTTTCCACATGCTCAGCTGCCAAATTTGAAGCCTTATCTATAACAAGACTAGAAATAACATTAAATAATAATGCTGGTAACATAATTAATCTCCTAAATTATTCACATCCGCAAGGACTTTTATCTGTGCATTCACAAGGGTCGCAAGTGCAATTTTCACAATCGCAATGTTCGTTGTTACACATTTTTTAATCTCCGAATGGAAGGTTATTATTAAGTATTCTTTATTATATAGTAAAAACAAAAAAAGCCCACCAGTACATAGGTACTGATGGGCGCATCGTCAAACTAAAATGTCAATCTTAATTAACTTGTTTGATCTTTTTTCCATCTTTATTAATCGGGATCAATCGAGCCCTCTTATCTTCTGGAATCACCTTTTCAAGTTCAACTGTTAACATTCCGTTAACCAATTGACATCCTTTAACAACCATATCATCTGCAAGAGTGAAAGACCTCATGAAAGTTCGTGTAGCAATACCACGATGAACATACTTAGATTCATCTTCTTTTGACTGCTTAGAACGAATTTCTAGAACGGATTCTTTCAATTCGACTTCAAGATCATCCTCCGAAAGACCAGCAACGGCCAATTCGATGAAATACTTGGAATCTCCCTCTTTTCGGATGTTGTAGGGTGGATACCCCTGTTGACCATGTTGAGATGAAGTTGTTGATAATTCACCAAACAACCTATCAAACATTGAATCGTACCCTACGGAAAATCCAAGGGCTTTTTCGATATCCCCAAAAGATGTGGGGACGTGTGATGCGCGTAATACCATAATTCCTCCTTATAAAGCGAGGTTTTTAAAAATCACCCCTCATACGCAGAGCGGGTGAGTGTTACGAGGTTTCCACTATGGACAACCTCAATCACGCCAACCTTCTCCAGCAAGGAGATGTTGACATCGATGTTTAAAAACTATCCAAATCAATTTTATTAGTGAATCTGCAGCATAACTACCTTCTTTCACTAATAATGTATATTTTGTTTTCATAATCTCTGTGTGTGGAAGAAAGGGTGAGTGGATAGTAGGACTAGGATTTACCTACAATCTCGGGGAACAAGCTACCATTTCGTAGTTGACCCTCCATACCAGAACCCCCGCTGGAATGCGGGATGCGGCCCCCTTCTGTTACCAGAAGGGTAGCCTCAGCACCACCTGTGAACTGTCTGACTATTTCCGCTTTCGTAGAAATTATTATCAGCATATCCAGAAGCCGTCACTCCTTTTGTTCACCCTTTTTTCTTATCATAATATATACTTCACTTATACTTATATTATAACATACTATTTGAATTTGTCAAGTGTTTTACTTCTTAGAGTAAATTCCCCACAAAACCCAAATTGCTACTAGACCTACAAGACCTTCTGATCCAAGTGATTTAACGAGTGCTACTACTGAGCCCACGACATCAAGACCGATAAAAGGAACTGCGGCACCAAAAAGAATTTGCAGAACTACACCAAGTGCTATAAGTGCAAGACCTGCATCTGTCAGGCTTCTCATCCAGCCTGTTACTTTATCTAACATAGGTAAAATCCTCTCTGTAAGATTGAATATGAAAGGTGTTATTATTTTTGTTAAACACCCGTTGAACCAAATCCACCATCTCTATCTGTTTTCTGAGTTGGTGGTTCATCAGACTCATCCAATGTATATTTTTCACATCGAACTAGTTCTCCTTGGCATATCCTATCTCCATCATAAATCCGCGTTGGTACGTTGCTGATGCTCGTTACCATTGCATAAATCGGATCAACATAATCGCTGTCGATGATTCCTTCGCAATTTGCTAGATAAACTCCCTGTTTGAATGCCAGACCAGACCTTGAATGTAATCGAATAGAATATCCTACCGGAATATCAGCGATAAGTCCAGTCGGAATCAACATTCTTTCCATATTATTGACTTGTAAATATGGTCTATTACTATTTATATCAAAAGCTACTTTTCTAGGTAGTCGTTTTGTCGAAACCGCTTGATAATACTCTGTGGTTTCATTTACTACTAAATTTGCATACAAATCAAAGCAAGCAGATTCTTTCGTTGAGAATACTGGTAATTGTGCTTGTTCGTTTAATTTGTAGAATTTTAATGATGTGCTTTTACTCTTCTTCGCTGTAGTCATCGGTCACTTTTTTATTCCCAATATTATATTTTGCAGTCAATGTCCATTCTTCTTTTTCTTTGTATGCTAGAATTTTCAATTGATTCAATGGAACTATTAATTCGGAAGTACGTTCCGAATCCACTAGTAATATTAGACCCCATTCGGCTAATAGATTTGCTATGGTGTTTCTTCTCGCTTGATCATTCTCTGAAAAATTGGTTGGTTTACCATCAAGTGCAAATAATTCTTTAAAATGGACAATGAAATATCGTCCTTGTTTATGTAAAATGTGGCATGATTGAAATAACGTTTTGTCTTTTCTAGATGCTACACCTATTCTAGTAAGTGTTTCTCTAATCTTTAAAAAGTCATCCGGCTCTTTCAGGGTGCATTCCACCATCTCCTCTATATTTATAGTCATTTTTCTCCACTCCACCTTTTGCAAGTTTACTTTTAATCTCTTTGATATCCTCATTACTGAGGACTTCCAAAGCCTCTTTTGCTTTTTCATTACCGAAACCAAAATATGTTTTGACTAGTTCTAGATTATCAATTTTGTCTGGTTTCAACCACTTTGACCATCGTTTCCGTGATCTAATGTTATTTATCAAAAAATCAAATTGGAGTTTATTATCAAGGAAATGATTCCTATTCATTTCATTGACTTGGAGAATGGTATCTTGAAAGAAACTAAGACCCCTGTTGACAAGAAAAGGAATATAATCCTTTTCCGCGAGGGGGTCATTTTTCATGATATCTTTCGATTCATTTATTGCTTTTATAAAATCAAATGGTCCCATGAATTATTTTTGTTTCCACCGTTTAGATTCTTCATGTGTGGTTATATCATCATCTGAAAAATCTTCATCCAAAGGTTCGGA